GGGATCCTTTGTGTATTGAACATTATCGTATTGATGTTTATGTTTTTGACGTGAAAACACCTACTAACGTCACTGTTGTGAAGGAAAATTTAACTTTCGAAGAGTTTTGGAACGAATATCAGGATTTAATCGAATCGCGTTCTTCTACTGCTAAAGATTTGCAACAGGCTATTAGGAGAGAAGCTGGCATTTTGGAAGAAATGCCACATGACACCGAAAGCGAGGTTATGGCCAAGTTTGATATTGTGTTTAATCGTGAAGAATTTATCGATGCGTTAGTGGAAGATGAAAATGCGGGTGTTTTTACCGATGCACCAGAGACACCATGGACTCTTTTTGATATGTGTAAGGATACAAAAATTGCTCTCAAGAGTAAATTTAATAAACATGTTGAGGAGGCAAGAAAGAAAATAACTGCATTTGTTGCAGTGATGGCTAATGGTGTTGATACAACCAAGAGCTCTTTGGTTTCGGTTGCGTCTTTTATTTTGTCATTTGTCAAAAATTTAACATCTAAGACTTACAACTATTTTCCTAGTGTACCTACTCCCAGCATTCTAATTGGAATGGGAGCAGCTTTTGTTGCTCTTCTGGGCGTATGGTACACTGGAATGTTTCGTGCCGGCTCCTCTAGCTGGTGTGAGTTTGCTCATTCGCCTTCTTGTGCTTCTGCTCCGTGCAAAGCGTGTCAGTGGTGCGATGTCTTTAATTTCCCCAAAACCGGAAATATGGCCTCCCACTTTATTGATCGTGTCCAAGTCCCCCAAATTCGTAAAGAAATTGTCGAAACCATTGGGCAGAGTACTGAGAGTCTTTTTGAGAATACCTTCCGGCTTATCCGTGAACAAAGTAACCATGAAGCATGCGCAGAGAAATTGTATGAATCTCAACCTATTAAGCCCCGTCATGTAAATTATGCAGAGAAAACATATGAAAATCAACCTTTAAAATCAAAACATGTAAATTATGCTGAAGGTAAATTGTATGATTCTCAGCCTTTGAAATCAAAACATGTTTCATATGCTGAATCTGGGCGTGTTATCAAGGCTCGGACCGAAATTAATATTGGTTGTACTACGTATGCTGAAAGAGATCAAGTGCAGGTTGAGCAGAGTACTCAGGTATTATTGAATAATGCTGTTTGGATTCAAGCTGTTGATGCTGATGGTATGGCTAGTCGTAGCAATGGTGTCTTCTTAACAGGACGCACCATGCTTACGACTGCTCATACTGTCATTGATGGTATCAATAAGTATGTAACAATTATGATTTACAATCCGTATAATGATACACCCACTGTTAGTGTTCCCTACCAAGATTGTCACATTAGTCAAATGCACCAGATCGATGGTCGTATTATGGATTTGGCCCTTATAACTTTTCCCTGTATAGTTCCGAGTAGACCCCGTATTTTGTCAAAATTTATAGATAATGATAACCTTAGTTTCTTAAATGAGGGAAGTTTAATTTTCTCTGGTTTTCGGCAGGTGCGAGGAAAGACGATTGTTGAGGAGAAACATCCGAGTGATTTTTCTGTTTCGAAGCGGGTTGTTTCATATTTGTTACACAAAGATGGAACTTGCCCTTCGGGAGTTGAAAGATGTACTTGCCCACCAGTGGAAATAGGTCATCATATTGAATATGATCTTGCTACTGGGCGTGGATTATGTGGATCTCTTCTCTCTGTCTCCAACAAATTAGTCCACACTAAATTGGTGGGCTTTCATGTTGCAGGCGGAGTTGGAGTTGTTGCATATGGTGTGCTTACTTCGCGTCAGTTGTTGGAAAGAAATTTAAATGATCATGTTACTTTGTTTAATATACCTAAATCTTATTTAATTGATGGTAGATTGCCTTATTCTCAAAGTTATGTGTCCCCCCATCTCATCCCATCTTTAATCCAGCGTGGTGATTGCCTTGCTATAGGTGCCGCTATTCCTGTAGTTTCTCCAGTCAAGACCCAATTGTCACCTTCTCTTGTATTCGATAGTGTCCAGAAACATATAACTAAACCCGCACATTTACGTGCTGTAGAAACTTCTGAAGGTCGAATTGACCCTATGGAAAAAGGTCTACTTAAAGTAATGAAACCCCAAACTTATATAGATCAGAATTTATTGGAAGTTGCAATCAATGACGTATTCGATGTCATTGGTGTTGGAAATCCTCGTGTATTAACTTATGAGGAATCTATTAAAGGTGTTGAGGGTGATGCTTACATGCGTCCCGTAAATAGAACTACATCTCCTGGTTATCCTTACAATCTCAATAATCCATCTAAGGGTAAAACTAAGTGGCTTGGTTCAGGTGAAGATTATGACGTGTCTAACATCGAATTGCGAAAAGATGTTGACGATTTAATTAGCGATGCAGCGAACTATGTTCGAGGCAATGCTATTTCAATTGCAACATTGAAGGATGAAAAGCGTCCTATTGCAAAGGTTGATGAAATTAAGACGCGCGTTTTTGAAGCTTGTCCTCAACATTTGGTTTTGGCTCTTAGACAATATTATCTCTCCTTCGTAGCTCACGTTATGAAAGGTAGAATTGATAATGAAATATGCGTAGGAATTAATCCTTATTCTCTTGAGTGGACCAAATTGGCCACCCATTTGGAGAGTAAAGGAGATAACATCGTAGCGGGAGATTTTTCTAATTTTGATGGTAGTCTTAGTCTACAAATTGTAGGCAGGATTGCTGAAAAGATCAATGAATGGTATGATGATGATGCTGAATCTCAGGCCATTAGAATTACATTGTGGGAACATATTTGTAATGCTGATGTTTTGGTAAAAGATGAAGTTATTCGTCAGACTCACTCTCAACCTTCGGGAAACCCTTTGACAGTAATTGTAAATTCCATTTTTAATTCTGTTATTATGCGTTTGGCTTATTTGTCTCTTAAGAAAGAGCAAGGATTGTCACCCTTTTGTGATTTTACCACCCATGTTGCGAACGCTAATTATGGTGATGACAATGTTCTTAGTATTTCCTCTTCTATAATAAAATGGTTTAATCAAGTATCTATTACACGAATACTTGCAACTTTTGGCATGGTATATACAGATGAATTGAAATCAGGCGTAGTTGTTCCCCTTCGATCTTTGACTGAAATTGCGTTCCTTAAACGAAAATTTGTAATGCGCGAATATGGTCGGTATGATGCTCCCATGGACTTGGCTAATATTTTAGAGATGACCAACTGGATTCGTGGAAAAGCGAAGAAAGCTGCAACTCTTGAAAACTGTGATGCCGCCCTTATGGAATTGTCCTATCATGACCCAGAAATTTATGACATTTGGAGTAAGAAAATCCAAAAAGAATGTTCAAATGTCAATTTAAATCTCCGTCGTCCCACTTATTATGAGTGGTATGAATTACATGCAGGAGAGCGAGATAATTATGCTCGCGAATTGTATATTCCAATTTGGTAACTTTAACATACCAGACCCAAATATTAATAAGAAATAAATTTTGGAAACCGTGCTGTTAATTTTAATATTTAGTGTTACTGTGCTAATAAAGCATCCCTTTAGAATACAGTTTTCTTCCTGTAAGTGAATAGTCGCCTACCTTACTTGTATAACTTGACTGCCACCTCAAATACACAAGCCTCCGGAAACGGCACGACATCTTATGATCGTGACGAAAATACCGTAGTTGATGGTACTCGTGGTAATCTGATGACAGATGTGCAAATGTCTTCAGAAACTATCACGATGCCCTCAAGTACAACTATCTTAGCACTAAATGACGTAACAAAACACGAAATTAGTTCTATTCTTGAAAGACCCGTTAACCTTGGTACATTTACCTGGTTATCTAGTGATCCCATTCTCCAAACCCAATTACCGCCCATAAATTATACCGCTGATACTGTAAATTATATGCAACAAATTGATTTTCCTCAGGCTATCTTTGAGAAATCTTGTATAATTGTAGATAAATTGAAAAATTATCAATATTTTAAAGCAGATGTAGAAATCGAAATTAAAGTTAATGCGCAACCCTTCTTCCAAGGAGCGCTTTTACTGGTTTATAATCCTTATTATGATGTGACTGGTAGATATAGACGTGTTGGTACTCGATTTTTGGCATCCCAAACTTCTTGTCCCCACAAAGTTTTAAATTTAGAAGAAACGAATAGTATAAAATTGATTTGTCCTTACGCCAATATTTATGATTTATTTGATATGAGTAATTTGCAAAATCAATTTGGAACCGTATTTGTATATGCTCTTTCTTCATTAAAGGGTTCAGAAGCTGTAGTCTCTTGTGACTATACTATCTTTGCTAGATTTGTTAATCCAGAATTTTACGTACCAACTCAAAAAGCTGCAATACCATCTATTCAAATGAAACATTTAAGACAACAAATTAGAACCTTGAGAAAGGCTGAAAAGGAAGACAGATTTGCTGAATCAGATTCTGCACCCTTTGCTGCAATGGACACTGGAGAAACGGCTACTAGCCGTCCCGTGTCCACTATAGCGAAGGGTGTGACTATGGTCACAGATGTTCTGTCAAACATTCCCCTTATTGGTGATGTTGCCTCTACAGTTGGTTGGGTTGCAAGAGCTATTGGGCAATATGCTGCTGCTCTTGGTTGGTCCAAACCTGTTTCAATATTACAACAACAAAAATGTGTTTTAAAACCTAATAGCACAATGATTCATACAGAGGGAACCGATGATGCTGTCACTCTTGCTTTATTGCAAGACAACGGCATTGATGGTTCTTCTTTTATACCGGAAAATCGCGATGAAATGAGTTTAAATTATATTCTTGGTCGCCCTAACATCTTTTATTCAAAGGAAGCTGATAGTGTTCTATTTAGTGATAGAAAACTTATGGCTTCATGGGAAGTTTCACCTTTTTCTCAATACCAATATGGTGATGGTTCTGATGCTGAGACTCTGTTTCTGGGAAGTTTTGCGTACACTAGTATGCTCTCCACCTTATGGCGAGGCACTATTGTATACGATATATTAGTTATTAAAACTGCTTACCACAATGGTAGGTTTGTGATAATCTATTTTCCTGAGACAGAGCTTGCTGATTTGCCTGCCACATTGGATGTTGATGAATGTAATAATCTTATTAACACTAATTATAACGTAATCTGTAATCTGAAAGATCGACAAGATGAGATGAGTAGAACTACGTATAGAATTAAAGTTCCCTTTATGTCGAATACACCTTGGCG